GATGGATATTGAGATAATGGATAAGTCTGATGGCCCTACCGTTATAAAGCTGATAAGTTCCGTTGCTGAATATTACGGGGTTGAGAACCGGTATATCTGTTATGATGCAGATGGAGTTGGTGGTTATGTTGGCGGTTACCTGCGTGGTGCCATTCCTTTCAATGGTGGGCTGCCAGCTATTGAGGTGAAAGACCAGGCCAGCAACAAACTGATAAAGGAAAATTACTTTAACCTAAAAACACAGTGTTATTACCGTTCTGGTATGTCGGCCGCTAAAGGTGAACTGAAAATAAATGAACGGTGTGCAAACAAAATGTACGATGATAAAATGACCGTGAGGCAGCGGTTTATGTATGAGCGCAAAGCGGTAAAGAAAACAAAAACAGATATGGATGGTAAGTTACGCATCCTGCCAAAAAATGAAATGAAGGTAATGCTTAACGGTGAATCACCAGATATGCTCGATATGCTCATGATGAGGGAAATATTCGATGTAAAACCGGTGAAGCAATTTATTGCATAAAAATATTACCTTTATTCACAAATTATAAAAATGAAGTTACTCGAACGGCTTTCCGGTGTTACCGAAGTAAAAGCAATGTTGAACAGTATGGTTCAAACACAGAACCGAGTTAACAGCTCTTTAATAACCTCCATATCCGCTCAAATATTCCCATCCTGGCATGTGTTTAAAGATGTTGAAACATACAGGATTGTTGATGAGGTTTCAAGTGTGGTAAATAAGCTGGCGCAAACCGCGGCCAGTTTACCGATAACAGCGTTTCAGGAAGATGGCCAGGACTTACCACCAAGCAATGTAGTTTCACGATCGCTAAAAAACTTTACTTATTCAGACAGGCTAAAATTATTCTCATTCCTGTATTTAAGTGATGAGGCTTTTATTTATAAGCAAAAGATTGATTTCGGCCCGAATGCCGGACTTATACACCTTGAAATACTGCACCCTAATTTTATGACAGTGGTGCTAAGTATGGAATTCCCTACCCGTATTGTGGGGTATATTTACCGTGATCCGCAGGTTAATTATGAAGCAAAGTTTTTACCTGAGGAAATAATATTTATTCGTGGTTTCAATCCCGAAATAGATTTTTATACCCGTTGGAGGGGATTGAGTAAGATTCAGTTACTAGCGAAGCGGTTAACGAGGTTGGAGGCAAACAAGGCTAACAGTGTGGCACAAATGCAGAACGGTGGTGTGCCGGGATTGTTGTTTGATAAATCAGGTGAATTCGATGACATAGAAAAGTTAGGCATGAGAAATACAAAGATGCTTAGTTTTTTTACCAATCCGGAAAACAAAGGATTACCATATAACGGTGTGGGTGATGTTACCTATACTGCTATTGGCAGCAGCCTGGTTGACCTTGATAGTGCTGAACTGGCACTTGTAGATTCAAAAGGTATTTACAACGCTTATGCTATTTCAGGGGAATGGATGAACGTTGATAGCACCGTTCGCAGTGATGTAAAGGAAATGATCAGGCAGGTTTACACCACAGCCATAAAGCCGTACACTATACTGGTTGAGGAATCGCTGGAAAAAGACCCCGATATTGGCGGTGCCCCAAATGTTACAATATCCTTTGACTTCAGCAATATTCCTGAATTGCAGCAGTCATTGAAGGAAAAAATGGATGGCCTTTCAGCAGCACCGGTAATGATACCGAATAACATATTAGAGGCCAGCGGTGCAGACCGTGATCCTGATCCTAAAATGAATATACCCTGGATAAAATCAGGTTACCAGCCGTTGGATAGTTACGATGAAATACCGCCTGTAGAATGACAAATGAAGAACTTGCAAAAAAGATGGTGAGCCGTGTTGAATTCATGATTATTCAGCATATGCCTAAACCTACATGCAGTTCAAAATACATTGCATGGCAGGCAAATGTAACCGAGGTGAAAAAACTTATTGCCGCTGAACTTTACCCGAACGCAAACGGGATAACGATAACATTATGAACCGCTCCGAATACATACATAAATGGCACCGGTTCCAGCAGCGGTATGAGGCAATATTTACCACTAAATTTAAAGCAGCATTACAGGAACAGTTGCAGCAATATATCCGCACCGGCAATGTTACGGATATTACTTCCGCGCCTATTTACAAAGTACTTGTTGAGTTATATACAACCGTTGGCCCACTATGGGCAGCGAAAACAGGATTACATAGGATAAAACCCGTTGAGAAAAAAGCCATGATGCCAATGGGTTTTAATGAGCGCATCATAGACCTGATGAAACAGTATTACGGTATTGACCTGCTTAATGATGCTGAAGGTATAACAGCATACACCCGTGAGGTTATTAGCAACGTTTTAAGTGATGCTGCACAATCGGGTATATCATTTAGCGAAATAGTAAAAATACTTTCTACCAATACAGAACTATCCGCCATGCGCGCCCGCAGGATTGCCCGTACTGAAACCGTAACCGCTGCAAATGGTGCAGCTATTATCAATGCACAGGAATCGGGGTTGAAGTTGAAAAAGGAATGGATTGCTATAACGGACAGGCGTACACGACACAGCCACATGAATATTGACGGCACGATTATACCCATTGACCAGCCGTTTAATGTGAACGGTACTGAAATGATGCAGCCAGGTGTAAGGGATCAGCCAAACGGATTACCAACGCCAGCTAATGAGGTGGTGAATTGCAGATGTACAACTGGATTTATACCGGTGAGGGATAGGCAGGGGAGGGTTGTTAGGGGTTAATTATTATTTCTGCTAAACGCGTAAGAAAATATACAGCCCCAATATAAGGAAACAAAAAATATTTGAAACATAACTTTTATTTTAGTTGGTTAGCAGATTGATACTTTTTTTACCATAAGTAATCTCAAATAATTTCCATTCCCCATTGATAATTGTACACCAGCACTCGCAACGGTATAAATTCATAAAAACAAAATACTTACAATGTGTTTTTATATTTGCGCCTATCTTTCTGAAAAGATTCAATGATTCTGCAACCATTTTCCTTTCATCAGGGGAAGTTATATTTTTATGTGTTTTCATTTTAGTTGGTTAAAATCTTTCACCTCAGGTATTTTACCGGTTTCATCAAACTTTGCAAAGCAATCGGCCGGCGTGATTAATTCTTTTTTAAGATTCTCAAATATGCGCTTTATATTTTTCAGACAAAAAGAATCAAACTCAGGTTCATACTTCATCATTTCTTTGCTACTTACAAAAGTTGCATAATACCCATCTTTTTGGCAGTAAATACGAACCATGTTTTTAAAAAAAAGGTTTTCCCCTCTATTAAATCCGAGGTTCGTTTCATGCGGGTTATCACTAATTAAAATATCGAATCCATCAATACTTTTTTTTATACTGGTATATGCGGTTTTCATTTCGTTTCAATTTTAACCGGCCATTCAGGCGCTTTCGTTTTCTCCCGCTCAAACTTTTCCTCAATAGCTTCCTCCACCCATGCACCTTTAATTATTTTCTTTGGTAGCTGTTCAAGTTTTTCATGAGCAGTATCAGAAATCCTTACATTTTTACCCTTGTATTTTGTCATAACACAAATTTACGCAAATATGTTATAATAACACAGTGTATTTAAATTTATTTTTAACCTGTGGAAAGAAAAAGTATAAACTTTGAACTCAAAGACCTTGACAAGTCAAAAAGGACAGCAATAATTGCTCATGCTGCCTATGACAACATCGACCAGACGAGGGATATTTCCCGAAAAGGCATGTTTACAAAGTCATGGAAGGAAAGCAAAGATGATATTTCTTTTTACTTAAACCACAATGATGAACAGGCGCCGGGTAAAGTAGTTGATGTTTACGAAGATTCACAGTTTGCATTTACTAAGGCATGGCTGGGAACACATACACTCGGTAACGATGTTTTAACCATGATGGATGAGGGTGTTATTAAAAAGGCATCATTTGGCTATATCACTGTAAACAGTGCGCCTATTGACATCAAAGGGCAAAAGGTACGTGAGTTAAAAGAAGTAAGGCACATTGAAACATCAGTGCTTACAAAGATGCCCGCAAACATGAAAGCCGGTGTAATGCAGGTTAACAAAGCATTTGAAGGCATTACAGACAAAGAGATAAAAGAATTTTATGAGCATCTTACTGTATTAGAAGCGTTTTGCAGAAATACAAGAGCATCGGACGGCTGCATAAAAAACATTCTTACTGAAGTTGAAAATACAAAACAGTTCATTGCAGAATACAATACCGCATTCACTCGTAACGAGCCGGATGCCAGTGTATGGGCAGAATGGTTTAAATAAACATTAACTCATTTAAAAAATTTATAAAAATGGAAAAGAAAACCGCTGCTCAGATTGAAGACGAAAAAAAACAAAGGGCCACAGAAATAAAGGCCGCTGAAGATGCTTATGAAGCATTTGAAGTAAAAGGCCCAAATGACCTGGTAAAAAAACTTGAACTGCAAAAAGCAGTGTTTGAGTTGAAAGGAGCTGAAAATGTAAAGAATTTCGAGGAAAAAATGGCTGCACTTACCGAAACAATGGAAGAAGCCAAAACTGCAACCAGCGAAAGCTATGCAGAACTTGAAAAGAAATACAACAGCCTTATCGGTGGTTTTGATGCCCTGCAGATCAGGTTCAAAAATGACAGCCGTACAAAGATCACACAACCTGAAACAAAGTCTTTCACCGACATGCTGAAAGATGGTATCAATGAAGTAAAAGATGGTTTTGCTGACCTGGCCAACAAAAAAGTAAGTTCAGTAAACTTCCAAATGAAAGCCGTTGCTGATATGGATTTTGCAACAAACTTTAGCACTGCCCGTACAACTGTTGCATACAACAAGCCGGGTATCATTGAACTTCCAAAAAGAAAAGTGCATATCCGCCAACTGTTAACAACTGGTGGAATGGGTGCAAAATCAACATTCAACTACATCAAAGAGGTTACAGGTGATTACCTGGGAACTCCATCAGGTTCAGGCCCTGCATCAGTTGCAGAAGCAACCTTAAAACCACAGTTTGACCTTAAATTGGTTGAAGCTGCTGTTCCTGCTGAATGGATTGCAGGCTGGTTAAGAATCAGCCGTAACATGCTGGATGATGTTGAAGGTATGACTACTTTTTTACAAAGCCGTTTACCTGAATTGCTGTTAAGGGCTGAAGATCAGCAACTGTTATCAGGTACCGGTACATCACCACAAATCAGCGGTATCACAGATACAGGTAACTTTACTGCTCCAACTGGATCTGCAACCATTGACGTTGAGCAACTGGTTCAGGCCATTGCACAGCTTGAAGGTTATGACAGGGAAGCAAACGGCATCCTGTTGAACCCGGCTGATTGGTACAATATCTGGTTAACCAAATCAACAGGATCTGTTGCAGGTTTATACAACTTGCCAACTGAACTGATTGCCAGGGTTGGAGATCAAATGTATATTGCCGGTGTGCCTGTTTTCAGGTCAACAGCAATTGCAGTTGATAAGTTCATCGTTGGTGATTGGGCAATGGGTGCAAACCTGATCCTGCGTGAAGCGCCACGGGTTGAGTTCTTCCGTGAAGATGGTATCAACGTTCGTGAAAACATGATTACTGTAAGGGTTGA